TCCGGAAACGTGCACATGACGATTGACCTGCCAGCGGGTACGCCGGCGGCGTTCATCAAGTCGATCAGCGCCAACCCGAGTGAGGACGAGATGCTGCTTGCGCTTGGGCTTAACTACCGTGTCGTCTCGGTGACAGTCGGCAGCTACGGTGATACGAACGTACATCTGCGGGTGGAGGCGTAGTGACAAGTCCTACACGGCTGACGCCGCTCTCGGATCCGCAGAACGTCCTCTTTGAGGAGGTCGCAGAGCATCCCGGTCTGACCGAGGTCGAGGCGTACGCGCTGCTGGCCGGTGCGGACACCAGCACGTTCGGGGTACCGAAGATAATCGCCGCGGCCGCGGAGGTACACACCGGTGCGATGATAGCTCTGTTGCCCAGCGACGCAGACGCGCGACGCCTGGCGCTGTTCGGCTTTGAACCTCCCGAGCAGCTGCACCTGACGTACGTGTATCTCGGTGACGCTGCTGACTTCACGCCGGCGGCGCGGGCGCAGATCGTCGCGGCCGTACGGCGAAGCGCGGGCGAAGCGGTCACCGCGCGGGCGTTCGCGGTGAACATCTTTAACCTAGACGGCGACGAGCCGGCGTTGGTGCTCGGCGTCGGCAACGCCGGCGGAGACGCGCTGGAGCGTCAGCGTGACGCCATCTACGCCGCCGTCCGCGGCTCTAGCCTGTACGACGTCGCTGAAAATCATACGCCGTGGATACCGCACGTGACGCTGGCGTACGCGGAACGAGACAAGATCATCGATGCCGAGCTGCTGACGCGCGCCGCGCGGCGACTCGGACCGGTGACGTTCGACCGCGTGCGGGTGGCGTTCGGCGGCGAGAACGTCGACGTGCCGCTGGGTCCCGTTTCGGGAAATTGATCGTCTGGTGATACCGTAGCGCCAGCTCGGAGGTGACGCGATGCCGTGGAGGGTAACCAAGCAGGGCGCCAAGTTCTGTGTCGCGAAGATCAGTGACGGCGCGGTCGTCGAGTGCCACGATACCGCGGAGAAGGCGGACGCGCAGCGGCGCGCACTCTACGCGAGCGAGGACTACGGGCTGCGGCTCGCGATCCAGGACTTCAACCTGGAGTTCGACAGGGAGAGTGACGTCAACCTGCCAGGCGGCAGTCACAACCTCAAGAACTACTGGACGCACGGTCCGGGCGCGGCGAAGATCCGCTGGGGCACCGACGGCTCGTTTGACCGGTGCGTTCAGCACCTCGGTAAGTACGTCAAGAACCCGCAGGGCCTGTGCGCCGAGTACCACAAAGCCGCCACCGGCGAGTGGCCCGCTGAGAAGGGCGTCGAGAGCGGGGGAGAGATGCGTGAGTTTGCCGACATCAGCACCGACGAGCGAAAGAGACTGGCTAAGAGCGGTGACGCGCTACCGGACGGCTCGTACCCGATCCGCAACGTAGCTGACCTACACAACGCGGTGTCGGCGTACGGCCGCGCCAACCCGGAAGACCGCGCCAAGGTTCGTGCTCATATAATGAAGCGCGCGCGTGAGCTCGGCGCGGCTGAGGTAATCCCAGAGAACTGGCGCCAGGCGAACGGAGATACGTTGACGGCAGCGGGCGGAAAGAAGAGTGACTGCGGTCCCGGGCAGCATCAGATGGGTGACGGTTCGTGCATGGACGATGACGGTTCCGCGACGGACGGCTACGCCGTCGGCGACGGCGATGAGCCGTGGAGCGGAGTCCTGACCGTCGAGGGCGTCGAGTCCGGTGACGGCCGGCTGTTCGGACTGGGTAGCCTGGACTGGGAACAGCCGCCGCAGCCGCTGATGTACCAGCCGGCGAACGTCGGCGGGCACAACGGCTCCATCATGGTCGGTAACATCACCAAGATGACGCGGCATGGCAGCCGGATCCGCGGCGAGGGTGTCGTCTTCGGCTCAGCGCTCAGGAGCGAGCACGGCGAGAACATCCGGCACATGATGGAGACGGGCGGCGTCTCCGTCGATGTCGACAAGGTCAAGGACGCCGACGTCGAGATGGTCTACGCTGATGACGAGTCCGGGGACGGCGGCAACATGTTCGCTAAGCCCGAGACGACGATCTTCCACCGCGGCCGGATCCGCGGCGCGACGCTGGTCGCGTTCCCCGCGTTCGTCGAGGCTAAGCTTGCGTTCACCAACGCCGAGACGCTGACCGCGGCCTGCGGTCCCGAGGGCTGCGGCTGCGACGATACCGACCCGCTCGTCGCGGCCGCACACACGATCACCATCCCGAACCTGCCGAAGGCCGAGTGGTTCAACGAGCCGACCGACGTCAAGCTGTCCGGCGCGCTGACCATCACCGACGAGGGCCGGATCTACGGCATCCTGGCACCGGGAAATACGACGCACCGCAGCGTCAAGCGCAAGGTGCCACGGGGCAACGTCGACTACTCGCGCTTCCATAAGGCTGAGACGATCGTCGAGGGCGGCGGCCGCGTCGTCACCGGGGTCATTACCGCGGCCTGCGGCCACGCGCCGACCGAGAACTACGGCACGCTCGAGCGCCGCCGAGAGCACTACGACAACTCGTGCTCGGTGCTGGCAAACGTCCGGATCGGTGAGTCGAAGCAGGGCTACATCTACGCCGCCGGCGCGCTAAACCCCGGCGCTGACCCGCGCCAGGTCGCGCAGGCGTTTGGCTGCGCGCTGTCCGGCGACTGGCAGCCGCATCCCGACCGGCCCGGCGTCCAGGAGTTTATCGCGGCGCACCTCGTGCCGGTGCCGGGATTCCCGATGGCACGCACACAGGCGTCGGTCGTCTACCAGGACGGTCTTATCACCGCCTCGGCGGTCCCGGTAGAGCACGTGAAGGCGCCGACGTACGTCACCGGGCCAACGTATGACGACACATTTAACGCGATCCAGATGACCAAGCGGCTGCTCGTCGCCAGCGTCGGCCTGGATCCCCAGACCCGCAAGAACCAAGTCATGAAAGAACTGGAGCTGATCTAAGATGTGTGGTTGCGGACGTAGAAGCACCGACGCGGTCACCAGCGTCCAGGCGGCGCAGACCGAGGCTGAGCGGCGCGCCGCGGCTGACGCCGCGCTGGCGATGCTCGAAGCCGAGGCGATCCGGACGGCCGAGACGTACGCGTCGTCGGCGGCTAACGCCGCGCGTAACGCCAGCTCGTAAGCGGTTTTTTGCTCAATAACTTGGTGTCGATTATTATCCGATCAACAGCGGGCCAGAGCTGTTCTCTAAAGACCTACCTAGTCGCATCCATGAGAGGGTTGTCGGGTGTCTGAGAACATTCTGAGCCTGCCTGAGGACATCACCACCCTCAGCGTAGAGCAGCTAGACCAGTTCGTCACCGCCGCGCGGGCGCGGATCAGCGAGCTGTACGCCAGCGACACCGTTGAGCTCGCTGTGCAGGTCGTCGAGGCCAACGAGATGGAGTCCCTGGCGGACGGCATCAACCGCGTCAAGCTGGAGAAGGTCCGCCGGACTGAGGAGGCCGCGGCCGTCGCGGACAAGCGCGCCAAGGGAAAAGCCGCGCTGGAGGAGGCGGCTGAGAAGCCCGAGGAGGCGGCCGAGGAGGTCATCGAGACGGCGACAGCGACGCCCGCCAAGGGCGGCGCCACGACGCAGCCACGACCGATGGGGAAGTTCAAGAACCCGTCACTGGCTGACGCGCAGCGCAACGCGCCGCCGGCTGACGCGCCGCGTCCCGAGTCTGTGCTCATCGCGTCGTCGGACATCCCGGGTTTTCAGTCGGGCACGAAGCTTGAGGGCATGGAGGGTCTCGTCGCCGCGATGACCGCGCGTGCCAAGCACCTGCCGGTCACCGACAGGGGAGACTCCGCGCCGCGTATTCCGATCGCGTCGCTGTTGCGTGAGCACAAGTACACGCTCGGACTTGACTCGAGCCTCACCGAGTTCAACGCGGTGATGACCGCGGCCGCAAACCCGGACATCCTGGTCGCGGCCGGCGGCTGGTGCTCACCGTCCGAGATCAGCTATGACTTCTTCAACATCGTCTGTGAGGACGGCGCGCTCGACCTGCCGACGGTCGGCATCAACCGCGGCGGCATCCGCTGGCCCACCTCGCCGTCGTTCGCCGACGTCGTGCTCGGCGGCGCGCTGTGGACCTGGACCGAGGCGCAGGACATCGCGGCCGTCACCGGTACCGCGCAGTCTGGCACCAAGACCTGCGGCCGCGTGCCGTGTCCGGGCTTCAACGAGGCGCGTCTGCATTGTGACGGCATCTGTCTGACCGTTGGTAACCTGACCGAGGACGCGTATCCCGAGCTGATCGCCAACCACACCCGCCTGGTGATGGCGTCGCACTTCCACAAGATCAACAGGGCACGCATCAACGAAATCCGGGCGCTGTCCGCGGCGTTCGCCGTCACCAACGGCACCGCGGGCGCTGGCGCCGTCGCGCCGGTCCTCGGCGCGATGGAGCTGCAGGCGATCGACTACCGCGACCGCTACTCGATGTGCCAGGACGCGGTCCTCGAGGTCATCGCTCCCCGCTGGCTGCGCGGCG